TAGGAACACAGACAAACGCATATTCTACTGAATCAAAATCACAATATAAATCTTTTGCTGGATCATGAATTTGAATATTACAATTTGTTTTCTGTAAAAGATATTCTGTAGCTTTACCAACAAAGCCATAACCAATAATTGCTACGTTCATGAAAACAAGTCCTCAAGTGTATTTTGTTTCTCAGTTTCCCAACCCAATGCCTGAACAATAGTGTTCATAGGATCTAGAAATGCTTTTTGAAACATGAGATCGTAATCGACATACCTATGTATATTAAACTCTGTAGGTATCTTTGTGTTGAACGAAATACAATTTTCTTTTAGAGTGTTAGGTTCTTTCAGATATAAGAACTTGATTTTATCGCCTTCTTGTATCATTTCGTATTTCTGATCTAGTTTGTGCTTTTTTAGATAGAAGTTGTACAATAAACTACCTCTGACATGCATAGGAGTTCCTTTATCGTATATAGTATCTAACTTCTTATATTTTTGTAAGTTATTACATCCTCGAGGAAATGCAATCTCTTCCGCATCAAGATTGACAAACTCGTTCCTAGTTTTCTTGATGTATTCTTGTAGAGTCGCCTCATCACTTGTCAAACACAAACGAACTGCCTCTTTCAAGCTATCTTGAACACAAGCAGGAGTAGATGAGCGAACAATCTCAAGACCCATTACCTTTAAGTCTGGAGTTTGATACCTAACTCCTTCATTATCGTATACGTTCATTGCGTATCTTTTCTTCGCAATCCATATGGCTCGGTCTGCGATTGCCTCTCGCTTGAACACAAGTTTCTTCGCAAAAGCATTCGTGTACTCTGCCAATTCGTCCATTGACTTTGCGATACAAGGCTCAATTTGATCGTCACCTATCTTGTCGAGGATATCGATAAGTTTATCTTTGTCCATATTAGAGTAATACTTGTCAACGAGACCTTTCAACGTAATGTAACAAGAGTCTGTGTCAGAATAGAAACTGTACATTTCATCTTCAGTGCCACATACTTTATTCAAGAACTTGTCTAAACCCGCAGCAGTTTGACGAATGATATGTTGACCAGACATTGTAATGCCTTCTGCGATCCTATCATCATAGAACCTGAAGTACTGATTAGCCATCGCACCATAAAGAGAGTTGAGTTGAATCTTTCTCGCCATCTGAAAGTTGTTATACTTCGCAATCTCGTTTTTGTATTTCTCATCTCCAGTATCGATCAAATCTTGCTTTGCCTTGAGCATGAGTTTCTTGTATCTTTGACGGTCATCGAAAAACTTTTGTACAATCTCGGGCATGTATCCTTGTTTGTGTGTCGTGAAACATTGACCGTTTGCCGTCATACAATAGCCTTTCTCCTTGATCGAAGACAAGTCATACTTTTTCTCTAACAGTCCGTCTACTGTCACATCTTGCATCGACCCAGGAACAAGTGTCTCGGGCGACATGTTATATTGCATAATGATTGAAGGATACAGTGAAGTAGCATCGAATGAAGCGACCCACTCATACTCTCCTGGCTCAACCTCTTGAACATAAGCACCTACGATACTTCTTCCTTGCTTGTCCTCTGACTGAGGTATAATAACATCCTGTTTCCATAGATGATTGTACAACAAACAGTCCCACAATCTTACAGGCGAGAACACATCTTGAAAGTTACACTTAGCATCGTATGCCATTGTGAGGATAAGTTCAATCAACTTCATCTTGTCTTCGAGTTCGTCAACAAGCGCAGTATCGATAATGTTGTATTCTACGAATCGATTCCAATCCTTTTCGTAAAACTCACGGAAAGTATCATATCCACTTTCAAGTTTTTTCTTACCTAGTTCTGTCTCTGCGATATTGTCTAGTTTGTAGGAAGGACGAGTAACATAAGTAAACTTCTTGTAAAGTGCTAAGTAATCTAGTTGTGCTACACCTTGAATCTCAAAAGTCATTTGATCTCGACCCATGATGTTCTTTATTTTCTTATTGACGAGACGGAAAGGACTGAATGTCTTTCTGTATTCATCTCCTAGTACTCTTTCACTTCGTGTAATGAGATAAGGAACATCGAAGAAGTCTGTGTTCCAACCCGTAAGAACATCAGGAGTGTTTACAGTCCACCAATCTAAAAACATTGTCAATAGTTGATGTTCGTCACGGCACTGTTTGTAGTCAACATCATACATTTCAGTTTCCTTTGTCTGTGTAAAAGGACCTGTACCGAATGTAGTAATCTTTTTAGTCGTGTTGTCTTGTACTGTGATGAGAAGGACTTTTTCTAGAGGATTGAACACATCCGGGAATCCGTGTTCTACAGTAGTCTCGATATCTATAGAAAGTATTTTTATCTGACTCATATCCCATTCGATATCGTCAGGATAATTTTCGGTCAAGAATTGATAATTCCAGTTTGTTTGACCATAGATAGGAAAGTTAGACACATCTTTATAAGTGTCTACAAACTCTGCGGCTTCTTTGTTAGAATCGAATTTGATAGGAGAAACTTGTTCTCCGTACATTGATTTGTAATGGGTAGGCTTATCGGATCTTACAAACAAAGTCGGCTGATATGGCCGTTGTCTTGTGACTCGTTTGCCGTTCTCAATGCCTCTGAATAGCATTGAATTGCCGTAATGTTTAGCGTATGTGTAAAACGAACTCATAGATACTCCTCAAATAATACCATCATTATATTATAAAAGGAGTATCTTGTCAAGCACTTTTACCTAGTAATTATTTAAATAATCGTTCAAAAACTCTACACGCACGTAGAGAGAAATCAGACGGATACTACACCTTCGGCAATAAGTCGTTGGCGGTTGACCATGTGTTGTTCCTGTACATCATCTTTAGATTGACCTTCGTACAGTACAGCATGTCCTTCTTTGATTAGAACCTCACCGGCTAGGCAGTATCGGTCTTCTGCTGCATAGTAGACTTCGAAGTCGCCTAAGATACGACCGAACTTACCTTTCATGTCCTCGCCGTCTTTTGCTACTCTCGTCTTTAGCACCGCTGTCTTGCCTAACAGAGACTTCAATCTAGCTTTAGCAGCTAGACCAAACTTCTTTTCTACCTTGTCACGAGTTCGTGACTCTGGTGTATCGATGCCCATGATGCGTACACGTTCATCTTTCAACCATACACCGAACCCTAGATCGATGTCAACGTCTACAGTGTCACCGTCTACTACTTTAATTATTGTTGCTCTATATTCGTACATAATCTATCCTGTAATGATTTGCTTAGGCGGCGCTTTTGCAATGTTATCGTCTGGTACTACTAGACCACTGCCGTATCGTTGATTGTAGGCATTGAGCAAGTCTGTACTAGGTGTGAACACAGATACTACATGAGCGGGCATGATTGGTACTAGATGCCCTTTCGCATAAGGAGCGTAAGGAGTGAGGCCGAGTACAAATTCGTTCTCATTCTCAGGTTTAGGACGCATCATGATATAACATGGTTTTTCAATTTGAATCATTCGACCTGCTTCGAGAGTTACCTCGGTGACAGCACCAATGATGTCTTCTCCTGAAGAGAGTTTAATAATTTGTACATCGGCCATAATATAACTTCCTTTAGCCTTCTAGGCTATCAAGTGTCTTCTTAAATTTATTAGCGTGGCTTCTTTCTGCCTTTGCTAGAGTTTCAAACCAGTCTGCAATCTCATCAAAGCCCTCGTCTCTTGCTGTCTTAGCCATACCAGGATACATATCAGTATACTCGTGTGTCTCTCCAGCAATTGCTGACTCTAACGCCTCTCGAACAGTTGCAGCGGGCAACCCTGTTTCTGGGTCGCCGCTGCCTCCATCAATCAGATATTCCATGTGTCCGTGTGCGTGACCTGTTTCGCCTTCACCCGTACTACGGAATATTGCTGCAACATCTGGCTCGCCTTGAATATCACACATAGTAGCAAAATACAGATACCGTCTATTCGCTTTACTTTCACCTGCAAATGCATCTTTGAGTGCTTGTTCAGTTTGTGAGCCTTTCAATTCCATTTTATTTCACCTTGATCTCTTTCGGTTTCTTCTCTTCAGGTATAATCCTTACAAGAGAAATATTCAACATACCATCAACGAAGTCCGCACCTGTCACTTCGACATCTTCTGTCAATGCAAAAGTACGAGTGAAGTTTCGTGCTGCAATTCCTTTGTGATAGTATTCTTTTTTGTCTTCTCCACGATCTTGAACACCTTGTACAACAAGTTTGTTGCCTTCTGGTACTACATGGATGTTGAATTCATCCTTTGTAAAACCAGCAGCCGCAATCTCGATGACAAACTCTTCATCTGTAGTTTTGACAATGTTGTAGGGGGGATAGTTGCTTGCGATCTCGGAAACAGTTTCCAAGTTGTGAAACATCTTATCAAAGCCCACTGTGAATGGACGAACATTATCAAAAATATCAGCGACATCTGCCGCAGTAAACTTACGAGTTACCATATTGCTTCTCCTATTAAGCGAGTTTTATGTGTGAGACCCTTGCGGCGTCTCGGGTGGTGCTAATAACAAGCCCGCTCTATCCTTACTATAGACTAGACGGACTTCACTGACGACTTGCCATCAGCATTGTTATTTATACATCATTTAACTATAATACTAAACTTTTTTTGTGTTGTCAATAGTTTCTATTAACATTCCACCTAAATCATACTTATGCCATCTGTGTACGGCTGCTTTTTCGTGATGCAGTTTGTGAAAACCTTCGCCAAAAGTTAGCATACCTAGCCAGAAGTCATCATTTGCTACTCTGTTTCTGTGTGAGTAACTGAACACAAAACTTCCTATGAGTTTACTGAATCCTGCAGGTGCTAGATAAGCATATACAACAGCAAACGGATCTATTAAATATAAAATACATGCATACACTGCTATGATGTGCCAATAATACTTTGTCTGCTTTCTGTAGGCATCCTGTCTTAACAAATCTCGCACATACTTCAAATGTATTGGCGATAAAACTTGTAGAAAGTAGCTTCTGAACCAGCCTTTAAAGTGAGGACTGTGAGGATCTTTATCTGTGTCTGAGTATCTATGGTGCTCACGATGATTCGCTACCCATACCATAGCAGGTCCATAGAATGGAATGCCAGCAAAAAAGAGAAGTATGTTTCTAAGCCAAGGAGGGCAATTGAACGCACGATGAGAGGCTAGACGATGGTATCCTATAGTCACACTAATCATCATACAACAATAAACGCCAAGAGTTATTGCCCATTGCCATGGTGTAGCATTGAGCATTAAACTCGTTGAAAGTATCGCCACTATTTGTCCTAAAAGCAACAAGTAGGGAAACACTCGCTTATTGTTAAGCATAATCTATCGCTTCTTACCTATGTTATACTTAGGAACTAGGTTCCATTCTTTTTTATCTTTGTATGAAATAATCTTAACTTGACTCATAGGACAGCATACTAAGTCAACGTCATTCTTAATTTTAACTAAGCCCCACTCTTGTAGGAGCTTACCTATCGTATTTCTTCTAGCGATATCATTTTCAGTAAAATCTGCTTCTTTACCATCAAGAGCAAACAGCTCTTTAAAATGGGTAATGAAGTATCTACCTTGCTTGTGTAGGATATGGCAGGACTGATATAAAGTATTGTCCTTTTTTGACGCCACTCCTATACGAGAAAGAGTCTCTTTAATTTTTAAAAAGTTTTCAGGATCTTCTAACAGGATTTCCAAAGGCGCATAGCCTTCGTAATCAATGTTAAAGAAATCATCTTGGTCAGTCATTTCAATCTACCTTATTATTATAATTACAACTTAATGTATTTATAACTTTAAAGATTGCCGCCTTTTGATCTAGTTATCTTATATTTGATGCTTGCAACATCATCATCAGATAGAATTCTCAAGGCTTCTTTCGCTTTATTGAAACTATAACCAAAATATTCTTGGACTGCATCTAAATTTTCTTCTTCAGACTTAATCCATTTGTTGTATCGTTTACTTTTGCGAACGACCGCACATAGAAAGTCATACTGCATCTTACTGTCTATGTGTGGACGAGAGTTCATTTCGTTTGCAGGAATAGTAGTATCAGCAGAAAATCCTAGCGCACGATTCACAATGAAAGGATTGTACTCCTTCTCTGTAGCTTCGTCTACGATAAGATTCTCTTTTGTGAAACTGATACTGTTAGCAAAATCAAAAGGACTTATCTTTTTAGTTTTTACTTCAAAAGATTTCTCATCGACTACTTCGATAGGAGGTCCCAATTCTTCAAGAAAACTCATAATTTATTCCCAGACTGTTTTAGTCCTACTGCCAACTCTTATAATTGCAGCAATCTCATCGGGAGAAAACTCAAGTAAAGAGTTGTCGTCCTCAAGATGTTCCCACTCTAAATTACCCTCAGGTGTCATTTTCAAATCTTTGATCCACATATCATGCGTGTGTCCTGATTTGAAAACGAGTCTGATTTTAATTTGAGTTTCGTTTCTTGGCCATTTCATTTATTAGTCCTTAAACTGTATGCTTGCCATGATTTCAGTTAGACAAGCAG